AGAAAGTGGGATGGAAAAATCAGATTGTATTCTCCTGGAACGGGAGAAATGTATGTCGGTCTATACCCGTACCTCGTCGAGTGGTTGAAGGAACGTGGGTATGAGTATAGTATCGAAGACTGTAAATTCTTTGGTTCTCCGACAGATGAGAACGAAATGATTACACCTGAGGGTGTTGCTGGATTCATTCGTTCTCTAAATCTGCCGCATAAAGTCCGCCCGTATCAGTACATGGCGGTGTATGAGGCACTGCGGTATAACCGCAGACTCTTACTATCACCTACAGCGTCTGGCAAGTCCTTGATGATTTACTCTCTTGTCAGATATCACGTCAACTCTGATAGAAACGTTCTAATCGTCGTCCCTACTACCTCTCTTGTCGAGCAGATGTACAAGGACTTTGAGGAATACGGATGGATGGCGTCCGAATATTGCCATAAAATATATGCGGGGCAAGAAAAATACACGAAGCATCAAGTAGTAATTACCACTTGGCAATCTATCTACAAGGAACCTCGAAAGTGGTTTGATAGGTTTGACGTTATTATCGGTGACGAGGCGCACCAATTCAAAGCTAAATCTCTTACTTCTTTGATGGGGAAACTGCATGAGTGTAAGTATCGAGTTGGATTCACAGGAACACTAGATGGTTTGGAAACCAATCAACTTGTCTTGGAAGGTTTGTTTGGTAAGTGCAGTCAAGTCACACGAACAAAAGATTTAATGGAGGAAGGTCACGTCGCTGACCTGAAGGTAAAGATATTACTATTGAAACATGAATATCAAGCGTTCTCATCTTATCAGGATGAAATGGAGTACATCACATCACACGATGGACGAAATAAATTCATCCGTAATCTTGCAGCAGATTTACCAGGGAACACTCTCATCCTCTTTAACTATGTAGAACGCCATGGACTGCCTCTTTACGAGATGATAAATAGTTCCACAGAAAGACCAACGTATCTTGTATACGGTGGTGTTGACGTTGAGGAGCGAGAGGAAATCAGAGCTCTCACAGAACAAGCAAGCAATGCAATTATCGTTGCTTCATACGGCACGTTTTCAACGGGCATCAACATTAAGAACTTACATAACGTTATTTTTGCCTCTCCTTCTAAGTCCAGAGTGAGGAACCTTCAATCTATAGGTCGTGTTCTAAGGAAAGGAAAAAATAAATCTAAAGCTACTCTCTATGATATTGCTGATGACATCTCTCGCGGTGGACGACGCAATTTTACTTTAGGTCATCTGCTTGAGAGGATTAAAGTATACAATGAGGAAAACTTTGATTATGAAATCATAGACGTAAAACTAAGGTAACTTATGCTTAATTACGTAAGACACGACGAAGAATTTTACTGCATCATTAAACTATCAACAGGTATTGACATTCTAACCAAAGCATTGGTTAGTTTTGACGATGACCTACAAGATTCTGTTGTCTTTATTACTGACCCAGTTGAAGTTGCAGTATTTACTAAGGAAGTGAGTGAAGAGAAGGCTGTCAAAGGTATGGGGTTCACCCGCTGGATGCAGTTCTCTGACGAAGACTTCTTTATCCTCAGACAGAAAGACATTCTGACAATGGCAGAACTCAGTCCTGAGATGACAATGATGTATCAATTGTACGTCAATGGTCAAGACCCAAAGGACCTTAATGGTGATGCTAAGGTTGACCCCGACAGAGAGATGGGGTCTCTTGGAAAAGTTGAAGACGCTCGTCGTCTCTTTGAGAAACTCTTCAAGAAATAAAAGCTAAGTTGCCCTTGAACCCTTACAGAGTTATTCTACTAATAATTTGATATCTTGTCAAGTTGACAAATCACTATCATTATGATACAGTATGGATAATCATGAAATCATAACATGACATATACTCCTATGCCTGCTAAAAAGAAACAACATTATGTTGACAACAAGAAGTTCTTGGATGAACTGGTCAGGTATAAGGAGCATGTGGAAATTGCAGAGATAAGAGGTAAACCCAAACCCCGTGTAAACAATTACATCGGTGATTGCTTCCTGAAGATTGCAACTCACCTTTCATACAGACCTAACTTCATCAACTACATGTATAAGGATGACATGATTTGTGATGGAGTAGAAAACTGTATTCAGTACATTGACAACTTCAATCCTGAGAAGTCGAAGAATCCTTTTGCATACTTCACTCAGATTGTGTACTACGCTTTCCTCCGTCGCATCGCTAAGGAGAAGCGTCAAATGGACATTAAAGATAAAATTATTGAACGCAGCGGATACGAGCAGGTGTTTTCCGTTGACGGCGAAGGCAGTTCGGACTATAATAGCATCAAGTATCGCATCGAGTCGAACTCCAGAAGTTATTAATGACCGAAACAAAACCCGAGATTAAAGTTTCTACCTCGTTTAGTGGCACCACAGAGAAAGAAATTCCTGAAGATGTAGAGTGGATTGATGATGCATTCTACATTATAAAGACTCGTTTCGGTCTTCATACCAGTGTTCTAAAAAATCCCTTGGGACAGCACTTTATTACTGGACTTGGGTATAATGATGTCCTCACCACAACCCGTTGGCATCTTAAAGCTTTGCAAGAAGGTAACGTCGATGATTACACTCGTGTGGTAAATAGTGGTGTAGTTGGAGGTAAACTCTAATGGCAAAAGATGGATTGGAAGAACTTCAAGAATCAATTGAACGAGACAACTCGTGCAGTGATGACAATGAGCGCGGTTATTGGCGCAAAAGACTTCGTGATTTAGAACAAGGTAAGAATGAAAATCCTTCTGATAACTGACCAGCACTTCGGTGTACGGAATGACCACCTTGCATTCGTAGAAAAGTATAAGCAATTCTATAGTAAAGTTGTCATTCCTTTTATTAAGGCATACAATATTGATACTGTCATTGCCCTTGGAGATACTTTCGACAAGCGCAAGAGTATCAACTTCAATTCTCTTGATGCAGCAAAGGATATGTGGTTCACCCCTCTACAAGAGATGGGTGTAAAACTGCATATGCTCGTGGGTAATCATGACATCTACTTCAAGAATACCCTGAGAATCAATGCTCCTAAACAACTATTGGGAGAGTACGACAACATCACCATCCATGATGAGCCTACTGAGCTTGTCCTTGATGACCTTCGTGTACTTCTTCTTCCTTGGATATGTGATTCAAACCGAGATGCCACCTTCCGAAAAATCAACTCTAGTACTGCTAGGGTCTGCTTTGGCCATCTTGAGCTTAACGGGTTTGAGAGTATCCCTGGATTTACAATGAAGGGTGCGCTAGACCCTAGCATCTTCTCGAAGTTTGATAAAGTGTTCTCTGGACACTTCCACTTCAAATCTACCAAAGGCAACGTTCATTACCTTGGTAACCCATATCAACTATATTGGAATGACTACGGTGCCAAGAGGGGATTCCATGTTTTAGATACCGAGAATCTTAATACAACCTTCTACAATAATCCGTTCCCGACATTCCATAAAATCTTTTACAATGATGAGACAACTCTTCCCCCCGAAGAGGAACTTGCTAACTGCTATGTCAAACTGATTGTCGAAGAGAAAAATAACTACGAACGTTTTGACCACACAGTCAGAACTCTGCAAGAGTTTCCTATTGCAGACTTGAAGATTGTTGAGGATATTACTGCTGAGTTAGAGTGTGATGAGGTGATAGAAACCGAAGATACCTTGACCATGCTTGAGTCATACATAGATGAGAGCGAGTTCAAAGTCAATAAAGACAACATCAAATCTCTAATTAAGACGTTGTATCTAGAAGCATGTACGTACTCATAGACAAAATTTCTGGCGGTGTTTATGCTGTAAAGAATGAAGAGAAACGCCGCTGCGTACAAATGTGGGAACAACGAGAAGACGCAGAAAGATATTACGAGCTCTTGCAAGCAGAAGATTATAGTGCTAAACTAGAAATTGCTGAGGTCAACGAAGAGTTGGTCTCTCAGAACTGTGCAATGAATGGATATTTTTATACCATTATTCCAGCAGACGAACTACTGATTCCCCCAAGAGATGATTAAATTTGAAACCATTCGTTGGAAAAACTTCCTTTCCACTGG